TTCATTTACAGTTCTCCATGCAAAGCCGTTACGTAATTCATGTACATCAAATTGACAATATGCAAGGTGAGCAAAAAATGCATCTTGGGTTTCTCTATCTGGCATTTTAGGGTTATCAACATTTCTTAATTCAGTTTCACAGATACCGCTTGCAGCATTTGGACCTAACACAACAGCTGGTTTCCCTGCTTGTAATGCTTCGACAGCAGCAATACTATTATATGTTACAAGACAATGAACATCATCAGCAAGTGCTGCAGCCATAGTTTTATCTGTTACACGTTCTGTTCTATTAGGTTTAAGTCTAACTTCTATAGGACGACTTGTATACTTTTTAAGTTCAGCAGTTACTTGTTGGACCCAGGTTTCTGGATCAGGTTGTCCGAATAGTCGCATAGCTTTTAAACTAGGCGGTACAAGTAATATTTTGCTGCCTGGTGATAATTTACGAAATCTATATCCATGTGCTTTGGCTCGATCCATTGGTCTTTGAAGTATTGGTCCGCAGTTTTGCATATTGTTTTTTGTAACACGGTGTATCCATTTATTTTTCCAGTTACCAAAGTATCCAGTGTCAACTGTGTAGAATGTTCTACCTGAGTTTTGGCACTTGACTATTGCTTTACGACTTCCGCCACCAACGCCTCTAATAATTAAATCAGTATTGTCATCTAAATGGTCTCCATATGAGCTTACTACGCCATTACTACCCATTGCAAAGTTTTCTAAAATAGGGTCGTACTTAGCGCCCTTTCTTTCAAAATTAACTTCACTTGTGTCAATTGCTACAATTTTACCCATATGATTATGTACTTTCTCCGTAATTGATTGCCAAGTATTGCCTTCGTAATACTTAGCTTCAGGATCTACTAGATATTTTAGAACCGATTTTAAAATTTCTTGTTTCTCGTCATTCACCTTCCAAATGTCAGGTGTTAGTTTATGTTTTGCATTTGCTGCCTTTTGTGCTAGATAACTTTTTTCGCCTAGATACCAGTCTCCAGAATATTCACATGTTTTATAATCTTTAAACCAAGGTCCGCCATCTGTATAATGTATTGCAGCGGGTGAGTTTTTTCCATCTTCTTTATAAACACCTACTAACCAATTCCAATCACGACTTAAACTTCCTATATCTTGATCGTCTAACCAACTAAATCTATGTAAAAATTTTCCATCTATATCTGGATTGTTAATAAATTCTTTTGTAAGTTTTCTATTTTTTGGATGTTCACAATTGAATAACATCATACTTGACCAATTTTTTCTTGGATACACAGTTTGTTCCCTGCCGTCCATTTTGGTTGTAAAAGTTGGTGTATAATCATGTTGAACACACATCATAGCATAATTTTTATTTAAATTCTCTTCTATAACTTTCCACAAGTTTCTTACGTCTCTTTTAAATAAAAAGTCGCAATCACAAAACATTGCCCAACCTTTAAAGTTAGCAAGTTCGGGTACAAGAAAGCGTGTAAATGTAAATTCGGTGGATGCTAATTTATCTTCATCTCTCCAGTACAGTCCTCTATCACGCATCTCTTGCATTTTAATAGGGACAATTTCTATACTATCTGGAAACTTAGCTCTATCAAGTATACTTTGTCGACATACTTGAAATGCTAGGTCTTCTCTGCTATCCCAGCCTACAAATATTTTAATTAGGTTGTCTTTCAATGTCTTCCTCCACGCAGTTTGTGCCATACTGTATTTCTACTAGTTTTAGCTGTTTATCTGTTTCATTCGCTAATTGATGCCACATACCTTGTGGTATATGTAAACTTTGATGCTGGGCGTATGTGCCGTGCAAATCAATATCAGTTGCTTGGTTAATTGTGTACACTGTTGCAGATCCCTCTGCAACAAACCAATGCTCTGCACGTTCTTGGTGCCGTTGCATTGATAGCTTGCCACCCGGCGGCACTGCTAACTCTTTTACTTTAGTGTGTCTATCATATTCGTGTATCACTCTATAATACCCCCACGTTCTTTCAGTCTTAGGCGCTTTCCACTCTTCTAGTATCCAGCTTGAACTGTTAGCTTTGTTTTCTCCGCCGATACCAAATACAAACTCTACACCTTCAACTGCCATCTCAGGGATGTTTTCAGAGGTTCGGTCGCCGCCATTGGCAAATATTATTTTATCGTTGGGATAGTGTGCTTTAACTTGTTTTATAAAATTTATAGCAGAATCATCATCGTCCATAAATGTAAAAACTTCGTCTACCATTTGTAAGTTGTTTACAATGCATAGGCGCTCATTCCAAGGCATAAATGCTTTGCCCTTTTTACGCTCAAGCCATTCATCTGAATTTAGGCCAACGATCAATCGATCGCCTAATTTCTTTGCTTCTTTGAAATAGGCAATATGCCCGCTGTGTAACGGATCAAATCCGCCAGTTACTAATACTATATCCATGTACATATTTATGTGCGTACTTTAATCTAGCAATAAGGATTGATTAATTTTTTTGGATACAGTGATTTAAGATGTTGCCACGGAAGCCCTTGTGCAATTTCACTAGTATTCCATTGACAATACGCAAGATTATGTAGCCATCGTGTTCGATCAAAAAATGTTGGATTTTCTAATGTGTTTAAATTTGTATTACTTACAGGCCAAGCCATTGAACTAGGACATAAGCTAAACGTAGGCAACCCTTCACATACACTTTCAGTTAGTGCATTAGTATTAAATCCAACAACAGCCCACGCTCTTTGAAAGTCTTGGTACAACCCATCACCGCCATTTAGTAATCCGGCTCCTGAATTATTTTGACTTATTTCAAAATTACTTATACTGCAACGATTAATAATTTCCATTTGTCGTTCTACCCTAGCAGGGTGTAGACGTACAATGATTTTTCTATCTGTGTGCTTGCGTATTTCTGTTAGTGTGTGTGCTAAGAATGCATCGTATGTTCCGTGCTTCTTAAGAAGATTTTTTAAACTACTATCACCGGGGCGTTGTAATACTACTAATATTGCCTCGCCGGGTTGTTGCCACTCTTTAATTTCTATATTTTGTTCTTGCTGTACTCGTTCCCACCTATCTGAAGGACAGTTACTAACATTATACTCACCTTCGTCTTGGAAATAACTCCACCAACTAAATCGATGATATGCTTGCGGAGCAGGATAGTTTGGCATGTTTCTTCTAAACACGGCAGATTCTGCACATATATAAGGCTTACCGCTATAGCGTATAAACTCGTATATATGTCCTAACTTCTTTTGTCGTTTTTGTTCTAAGATATTACTTTGTAAAAATATGTCAGCTTTGTTAATAAGCTCTTTATCTTCCCACTCGGCTATCTTAACATTATTGCCGCCGATGATAGGGTGGTTTCTATAAGCATCTTTTATTGCAACAATTAACGGTTCAGAGGTTTTCATTTACGAAGTACATTCCAGTTTTTTCTAAAAATTTGTGTTTCTTTTTCTTGCCCATTGTTGACGCAATACGTAATTGTTTTGTTTTTTCTTCGTCTAATATTAATCCGTACTCTGCCATCTTAGCAATCCAGTAAGGAGCATTTTGACAATTAACATGATGGTATCCTGTTTGTCCTACAACTGCATGTGTCATAATAACATTTTTACATTGTTGCATTGCCTTTACGTAGTTAGGAATATATTTTTCATATACGTGCTCAACAAATTCTACACTCCAGCCTATGTCAAAAAATTGTTTAACTGGCGCGGGACCTTCTTGAAAGTCGTGAATGATAAAGTTTTCTTTTTTATATCTTTCAAGTGTATGATCGCCGTCAACTCCGAGAACTTTAAAACCTAATTGTTCAGCAAGCTCTACCATGCCGCCTGGGCCGCAGCCAATGTCTAAAAAACTTGTATGTCCTAATTGTTTTAACCATGTTAGAGCACCTTCGTCTAAATGTGTTAATCCGTTGTGTCCACCTAGGTGTTCGTCTAGCATTATATATTCCTTACCATAAATTTTTTGTATGTATCAAGATACTTAGATTTTTCTTTTTGGTTACCTTTGAGTGTTAAAAATACACTCTGGTTTCCATTTTTTCCTATACTCATCCAAAATAATCTTGCTGGTTGTTCATTGTATGTATACTTTTTACTAAGTTCAGCGAGTATAGTTTGGTCCCAAAAAGGTGCCCATTGTTCAATAGGCTTTTCTAATAATTTAGCTGCTAATTCATCTTTAAAGCCCGCTTCGCCATAAGTTACCAGTCCTGCTAACCAGTGCTTTGCTTTTAAATGTCTTAGCATAGTAATCTTATGCTTAGTGGCTTCTTCAAACGCTTGTGGAGTGGTTTTCCTTGTGCATATAGTATCAGCATCAAGTGTCATTACTAGATCATTATCTGTAAACTTTTCAGCAACTTTTAAAAATCTTACACATTGCAAATATCCTATTTTAACAGTGTCATTTGGGAAATCACGGTGTTCAGTAGTATACTCAACACCGTCAATTTTTTCGACATGTATTGGATTAACCACGTGTACATGGCATGTTATCCAAGGATTAAAATACCTAATACTTCGTATTAGATGTATTCCCCAATCTTCGTAGTACTTTTGATCGCATCCTATAAGAACATTATAAACTTGCATCTTCCATCCCTGCTACTCTTAGCTTTACAACATTAGTTATCTGCCATTGCTTTTGATCAAGACCTTTTAAGAGTCCTAACCACTTGTTGCGCATTAGTGCAAATTCGTTGATAATCTTTTCGTAGTCAACAACATCTGCCTCACCGTCTACGTATTTTTCAACGTCACGGCTTGACAGAGCTCGTTGATAGTTTTCAAGGTACTTCTTAAAGTACGAGCTACGCAATCTACGTAGCTCAATGTTTAAGTAATGTAGGATTGCTTCAATCTCTTGAAGTTGATTAAAACGATGCTCAACGATACCGGGCATTTCTGCCGCGGCACGTTCAACATTGCCTTTGAGCTTTACTTCAACCCGGGCTTCGACTAACTCGTCTTCGAAGAATTGCACAGCTGAAGGTATCTTAGATATATCTCGTGATACTTCACTATACCATCCCATTATTCATCCCAATCTGTTTCTTCTTCTAGAACATCTTCGTCAATGTCTAGATAATAGCTAATTGCATGATCTAAATTTTCTTCAGCACCTATTACATCTTTGAACGTTTCGTCACTAATACCAAAATCAGCTAACACATCAACATAGCGTTCGGCTGCCATTTCAACATGTTTCTTATCTAAGTACTCTTTTAAAGTTGTCCAAAGTTCTGCAATCTGACTATCGTCCATTATTTACTCCTCGATTAGTTCTTCAATATTGTTGTCAATTAAGCCTACATTAACATCGGTATTTACCACAGGCTTCATCTTCTCGTCATATTCCATCATAATCTGATCAAGTCTATTATCAAGCATCCATGCTTTACGATATTCAAGAACTTCTTCGCCTGCTAGGTTAATATACTTGAGTCGATTGCCTTGCTTAACTAACAAGTTCTTCTTCTCAAACAATTCAACTAACCCGCTGTAAGGATTCATACCAGTTTCATAAGGAATCTTAACCTGCACACCTTCAAACGGTTTTGCATAGCGAGTCTTCATTACTTTACAACCAGCACGGATGCCCATAACTTCTGAGATCTTATTGCCGTCTTCATCTTCTTTTAACTTCATCTTTTTCATTGCAACAACAATACTTGATGCATAGATAAAGCCTGCGCCACCACTAATCTTATCATCTGGATCAAACATATCCTGCGATGCATAAGTGTGGTTAGTACATACTAAGCCTACGTTAAGTGAGCCAATCATGTTAACAGTATTACGGACTAATGAAGTTAGTGCTTTAGGCTTACGACCCATATCACCTTTCATATCACCCTTGTTAAACTGATCAACGTCAGTAGGTGTTAGCAACATACCCAACGAATCAACTACAAACAATACTTTAGGACGGTCTTCTTCATCCATAGCACGATAGTCGTTAACAAATGTTGAGATAGTTTTTGCCACATCGTCAATCATACTCATATTAAGTTTGAGTAACTTCTCTGGACTTGTGTCTACTTGTAGAGCTTGTAGCCAGCTTTCGTCAAGTGCATTTTCTGTATCAATTAATACTACAAAAATGTCTTGATCCTGTGCGTGTTTTACAATGTTGCCAGCGCAGAAATAACTCTTACCTGCTCCTGATTCACCTGCAAACACAGTAACCTTACCTAGTGGAACTCCTTTGTGAAAGGATCCTGAGATAAGATAGTTTAGTGCATATGATCCTGTACTGATCCAATCAGTAGGATCGTTAAATCCTGTACTCATGCCTGAGATACTCTTAGTCAAGTCCTTACGGAACTTGCTAACATCAAATGATTTAGCCATTGTTTCTCCTAATTAGCTGTGATATAAAGAGGGTTGCTACATAACATAGCAACCCTTCATAGTTGCTTTAGCTAGACTGTCTTGAACGAATCATTGCAAGTATGTCTTGTGCATTACCTTCTGCAGGGGCTGCTGGTGCTGCTGCCGGTGCCGCAATAGCTGCTTCTGCTACTGCTACATCTGCCGCAAATGGTGCTGCTTCTGCTGTTGGAGGAGTTGGTGCTACTACTGGAGCCGGAGATCTAGAAGTTGCTGTGCCATTCGATGACGCTTTATTTGGATCACCTGTCTTAGCTGACATTCCCGCTGGACGGAAATATTGACCAAAACGTTCAGCATCATATGCTTCACCGTCTACTGACGCTTCGAACATCTCTTTCATTACTTTAACTTCGATGTCACTTGGCTTCTTTGGAAGAAAGTCTGACAATGTAAATAAAGTGTTTGAATTAACTGCTGCCATTTCTTGATCGTTTAATGGACGATCGCGACGTGCCCAGGTAGATGTTGAATAGTCTGCATAACCGCCTTTAGATGTTTTGTTAAGACGGAAGTCTACACCAGCAGTATAATCTGTTGGTAATTCTTCCATGTCTGGATCCATTAATGCTGCCTTAATAATTTGGAAGATTTGTGGACCAATAATAAAGCGTCTAATTGGGTTTTCAGGTGTAGTGTCGTCTGTTAATGGATTATCATTTACAAACCCTTGGAAAATATACGAGCGTTTTTTCCAATATTTACGACCCATGTCTTCTAGACTTGAGTCTTTGAACCAACCACGTACTTCGTTAAGAATGTCACATGACTCGCCATACATTTCCATACATGGAATTTGTACTTGTACTGGACGAGAATCAGTTTCACCTTTAATGCCTGCAAACGGCAATTTAATCATTAAACGTTCTTTCCAAAAGAAAGTGTTTGTATCGTCTGCATCAGGAAGGAAACGGAAAGTTGTACTTTCGCCTTCTTTAATGTTCCAAAATGGGTAAATTGCGTTGTCGCCACCTGACGAACGATTGCCGCCTGTGTTTGCTTCTTGTTCTTTGAGCTTCGCTCGGATTTCTGCTAATGATGCCATAGTTTAATGCCTCCTGTTAGTGCCTATGATATTTGTAGCTACATTGCTACGGTACTGCGTGCCTTGTTGTATAACAGCACATATACTATTATACAGTTTTACTTATCAGAAGTCAACCTCTTTCTGACAAATTTGTGAATTTAAATGTCTATGCCTGTATTGCCATCAAACGATCGCCTAGTTCTCTAATTTCTTGTGCTACTGACTTTACTACTTTTTCAGCTTCTGGATATGTACTATTTTCTAGTGGCACATGTACGTTTTCTGTAGTTGCAGGAGTGTATTGCTCACCTGCTGCTGATGCTTCGATACGATCCATCTCTGCTATTAATTGCTGTATTGTCTTTTCCATGTTATAACCCCGCTAACCTTCTTAGGTCGTCTTGTTCTTCTTGCCCCACTGTTGGCTCCATTACAGTGCCAGTATCTGGTGCGCTTTGTGTTAATACTGCGTCTTCAGTTGCTAATGCATTACTAAAGGTATCAGTCAACATATCTATGTCCCAGGTGTCAGTTTCGTCTAGTACATATTGTGTACCATCGTCACCTGTAACACTAACAATTTCAAATTCACCTTCTTGTACATTACCAATTGCGTTTATTTTAACATTAACTGGTGTACCTTCAAGATCAATTTCTTCTTCTGATCCGGCTCTATAACCTAATCCGTCAAGTTTTGCAGTAAATTCTTCAGTATCGTCTGTACGTTGGACATCTATTAACTCTTTGCTAAAGTCTAGGAAAATCTCTTCGCCGCCTGCTTCGCCTAACATAGCGCCGTTAGTTGCTTTATACTGTTCAAACTTTGCAAAAATTGCTTCGATAAATTTCTTAGCTGGATTAATGTATTGTTCGCCGTAGTCTTTTTCAATAGCTGTTAGTACTGCTGTTTCACCTTTTGGAAACTTACCCGAGTCACGATCAAACATACTAAGTACGTATTCGCCTACAGGTGTTTTTGGCTCTTTTTCTAATCCTTCGTCTATTACTTGATCTGCCCAATTTTCGTATTCTGTCATAGTCGAACCTTCCATTACATCTGGAATGCCGTTACCGTCTTTATCTTCCCACCAAGCGCCTTTTTCGTCATGCGAATCATGTTTGCAATCACAGTCTGGCTTACAATTATGCATTTGACAGCCACAGTCTTTACAATGATATTTTTCATGACCTTTCATAAGAGCTTCTACTACATCAGCTTCACCTAATAAATCGTCTGGTCCTAGACCTTCTGCTTTATTTGCTTCACTTACTAGGTTATAAATGTACGGAAATACATCAGCTAGTTCTTCGTTAAACTGTTTAATAGTTAATTGATCAATCCAATTCTCTGCAACGTCTGTAGGTACATCTTCCATCATTGGTGCAGCATATGCAGCAAATGTTTCTGCATAATACTTTGGCTTTTGCAATGACTCAATTGTTTTCTTAACTGTACTAATACGTGCTTTAACTGCGTCAACATACCCTGCTAGGCTTTCTGCCATTACAGCACTACGACCCATGTAGTTGTTAAACTTGCGTAACTTGCTCATCTCTTCTGACAGACCAACAATGTGTCCACCAAACTCATCAAACGGTTTACCGCCTTCTGCTACATGACGTGCCATTGCTCTTGCACCACTTAGGTGTTTGAACGGATACATAAAACGTTCGCCATCGGCACTTTCAATATATATTTTGCCAATACTACGTGTGCGTCCTGCAGCACTTTCTTGGTTAATACTTTCTGTATGCTTAATTACAATACGTGCTTCGCCTACTTTTTGGTAACTAATTTTACTAGTACCATATAATTTTGATTCGCTCATTGTTTCATCCCCGGAATTAGTTGCTAAAAACTTATAATCTCTTTTATTTAAATTTGACTTTGTTATGTCTCTGGTATCAAAATTTAATAGTCTCTTTTTAGCAAAATACCTTAGCTCCTTTAAAAACCCATACCATTTTTCTTTTGTAAACTTATCTTGACCTTCGATAAAATTATTACTGTACATAACACTTACACTAGTATCATCTACACTTATACTTACCTTACCTAAATTCTGTTCGCCTTCTTTAAAATCAAAATCAAAAAATCTTGCTTCATTGGGAACATTGGTTACATTGCCTTCAGCATTGCCAATCGTAACGCTTGGAAAACGTCCACGTATTTTATTAAATAATTCTTCACTAATTAGGTCTAAGTTTTTCATACTAGTATTTATCAATAGTTCGTCGATATGAAGATGGGCATGGGCGGTTCATAGTCCAATTCATTTTCCATACTTTTAAATGTATTATAGACTCTAGGATCCCAGTCTTTAAGTACTGCCATTATTCGTAAAGCTAATAGTGTAGCACTTACTAAATCATCACCCATTCCCGACTTTGCTTGGAAACTCGATCCTGTTGCTACAAACCCTTTAAGCTCACTAATTAGCGGTTTACTTTTAAGTATCATTTTATCATTTTCGATCATAGTTTTAAGTCTACTACACGCAGAAATCTTAGTACCGTGTGTAGTGTTAAATCCTTTCCGGAACTTCCTTACATGTCCTTTGCGCATCGGTTCACTTACAAACAGCCCCGGAATGTTTTCTTCACCAAAGTCATTAATAACAAGTAAACATGCCTCACCTATACCATTGTTTTCAACACTCCAATATATATTGTTAGCATTTTGAGTTTCTTGTTGTAGATATGTACATATATCAGCAAGTACTCTTATTTGTCCTGGTATAGCCGTTGTGTTATGTTGCCACTCTGCTACTTGCTCGTAGCTAGGTAATTCAAATACTTGTATAGCTGCATTGTCGCCGCCTGTACCCATACTAGGATCAAGTGCTACTGCATAGGTGTACTGACTAGTTGGTTTTTTATACCAACGTGTTTGTCCCATGTTAAGTATTGGGGCCACTCCTTCCATAATAGCAAGTTTAATACTATTAATAAGTGTTTCGTCAAATACAAGGAATTCACATCCGTACTCACGACGGAATTTTTCTTCGCCTATCCGACCAACTTCTGCTACTTTCCATTCTTCGTCACGATCAGGGTGCTCGTCCCATTGTGATATAAAGCTATGGAAGCCATTTACACCTAACTCTTGTTCATTGCCATGTTCGTCAAACTTATTTTCTGCTTGTTTCCAAATGGTTGCAAAGGTATCTTCGTCCGAGTTCGGTGTGCTTGTAATAATAGCACGACCACCAGTTGCTAGTGTAGGTGATATTGAAGTCCAAAACTCTTCAGCAATATTAGGTTGTACAAACGCAAACTCGTCACAGTATAGTAACGAGATACTCATACCACGTCCTGTGTTGCCTGTTGTTGTTTGTGCAACGATACGTGAACCGTTTTCAAACTCAATTGATTGCTTGTTATAACTTGTAACACCTGCACGTATGTGATCAGGGCAACTTTCGTACACAAAGCGTATGCGTGACATAATCTCTTGGGCACCTGTATATTTGTGTGCAGCGACTAGAATAGTTTGATCTGGTTTAAACATTGCATACCATGCTAGATAGATACTAGCACATGTAGTTTTGCCTGTTTGTCTAGGCATCATGTTGATGTTAAAGCGGTAGCTATGATAACTGTGCATTAATCCTAACTGATATTTGTAAGGATCGTATAATAGCTTTCCTTGTACAGGATGTTGAATGTAAGCAAAGTGTTCTGCAAAGTACAAGTATCCGATGTCAGGATCCATGCATTTCATTAAGTCTTCAACTTGCTCGTTGCTAAATGTTTCTTGTTTATTGGCTTTCTTAATTAAGACGCCGTCTAATGATGCTGCCATACTGTTATTTAACCTATAATATCGTCATAGTAACCAGTATCGAACCTTAGGTCAAATAACTTACGTTTATCTTGTTGTATTAATACCGGAACAGGAGAGGCATTTGAGCCGTTTGTAGGTTCACTCCACAGCCATTCATAATCGCCGTTATCAATTTTTTTGTGTAATTTTTTTAATCTTCTACGATTAAGTTTGGGACAAATATAAACAATAGCCTGGTTGTTGCCTAGCGGCTCAATCTCTCCAGACCATTGTATAATTTTTATTTCGCCCTTTTTGTGAGCTGCGCCACTCCAAGGACAAACTGGTTTAATGTGTTGGAAATATTCTTCCCAATTAACCTCTTGATTTTTTACCACGACTCTTTTTACCTTTAGAGCCCTCAGTTGTTTTAATGTCTTCGTTGCCGCGTGATGCTTTTAACTTCTTCTTGCCGCGATCTTTGCCCTCAGTAGTTTGCTTTTCGCTTAGTGCAGCCCAAAGTGCTTCTTTGATTGAAGTTTCAACTGCCATTGCGTTGTCACCTGGCTGTGTAGCAGCATATGCTTTTTTCTTTTTATGCATATCGTTACCTGCAGGTATAGCGTCACTCAAATCACCGTATTCTTCATTAGGTGCATTGTCCCACTCTTCTTCTACGCCTTCTTCGCCCATCCCACATGGACTATCGTCGTGTCCTTCATGTTCGTCATTTGCGATTTGCATTAAACTAACCATATCATCATGGCCGTCTACTGGACCTTTGTGTAAAGCAGAAACAGGAGTAGCTTCTTTTGCTCCTGCTAGTTGCATCATACGCATTAGGTCTGATATTTCTTGTGCATTTTGGCCATTCATTGAAATGTTCATAGATGCTTCATTTATTTTGTTTTTATTCATGTTATTATCCTTACTTGCGAGTTGAGTTGTCGGCGCTTTACCTGTTGTATTAAGTGCTGAATTTGGTTTAGTGTTTGATTTAGGTTGTACTCCAGTACTTCCTATTTCTGCTGGATCACCACTTGCGTTACTTCTAGGTTGAGCAGCTCGTGCGCTATCTGCCGGAGTAACTTTGTTCTTCTCAAATTTATCATCGAGTGCCTTTTTAATTGCAGCCGTTGTATTTGGTCCAGCTTGTCCGTCTACTGCTAATCCGTTTGCTTTTTGAAATGCCTGTACAGCTTTGAATGTACCATTGCCGTACTTACCGTCAATACCATTTGGGTCAAAACCTAAACGTGATAGTGCAGTTTGCATATTTCTAATTGCAGGCATTGCTTGTTTGCCACCTTGATTATATGCTGTCATTAAATTTGGTGTTGCAGTATCTAATTTACGTCCTAGTAATGAACCGTTGCTAGGTGCTGCTGGTTCGCGGTTTGGTTCTTGACCACCTCTGGTTCCATCATCTGGCCCTGCTGATTGTTGTGCTTCTGGTGGTGTTTCTGCAGGTTCTTTTGCTCCACCTGCAGGTCCACCTGCTCCTGTGCCTGGGGCTACTTTAGGTGCTTCTGGTTTCGCGTCATCAATTGATGTGT